ACTCCAGTTTTTGTTATAATTGTTTTAAGTTTAATAAATTCAATTGTTCGTGCTGGTTGTACATAAATATCAACATACATTTGATTACTATCAATAACTGCAGGTGTATTATTTGTTGTATCACAAACAACTTGAAATTTAGTTAAACCACCGCCAGATTGTACTGAACTTAAAAAATCTTCAGTTATAGTTCTAACTCTTAAACGATTTTGTGAACTATTTGCTTCAAATAAGAATGGTAATAGTGAAGGTTCAATTGTATTTTCTACATATAGTAACAATCTACGCACATTTATACGATCTAATGCAGATGATTTTAATTGTGCAGTTGCTTGTCCCCACATAATATATCCAATACCTTCAATCTTCTTGATACAGTTAATATTAGCATCATATAATAAACCAATTTCAGTATCTGTTAATACTCTATCTTGATCATAAGCATTAACAATACCACGATTAATACCTGCAGGTGCATCCCATGTATTTGCTACACTATCAGTTCTAGCCATTATTGAAGCACCATAAATTGCATTTGGTATCATAATTGTTTTATCATTATATTTATCATATATTTGTGAATATCCACCATACATTGCAACATATGAACCATTATTATATGCATTGTTAGTTGAAGTAATTAAATCAGAAATTGATTGATATGCATACGAGTTTGCTTGTACTACTGCGATACAGTCTTGACGATCTGCTGCAATATTACCAACATATGATTGAGTTGCTTTTACTGTAGAACTAGTTGGTTCATTTGGAAACATTAATATATTTACTGTTGAACGGTTTCTATCTTCAAATAAATTCCAAGCACTTTGTGTATTACCTTCTGACATTGATGTACTACTATTTGTACCAGCACTCAATGATGTAATAGTTTGTATAGAAACTGGTAATTTACCAATATCTTGTGTATTAGTATTTTTAACATAAATGTATTTAGATGAACCATTAATTATTTTTTCAGCTTGAAGTTGTCTTCCATTGCCGTCAACTTCTTCAGTACGTGTTACATAAAAAGATTCAATTGGTGTTGATGTATCTGAAAAAGTTGATGCTGTAGATTCTTTTGTAAATACATCAATTTTAAATACTTTTGCAAATAATGGATCTATTGCTGTTGTTGGATCATCATCATATTTACTTTTCCAATCAAAATATCCACCAGAAACTGCTGGGGTATCTGCACATGTTGTTAATCTAATTCCAATATTATTACCATATGTTCCTGGTCCAATCGAAGCTATACATAAAAATGTATCCCCTGGATATGAAACATTTTCAATAGTCTTAATATTGTTTGTTTTATCACCATCACTATAAGATCCTGCAATACTATCTGTTGAAGAACCTGCAGATAAAATTGCTGCAGATGTTAATACTTCATCTACTGCTGATGTACCTTCAACAACTGCTGTTGTACCAATACACATATTTGAATATAATTCACCTTCGCCTTGTGACGATCTTACTACATAAAGTCCACTTGATTCTTTTAAAAATTCTAATGCTGCATAATGACCAAAAGTAGAGCCATCTGGTTCACCAAATATTGCAATAAATTCTTTATCATTTGTTACTCGTACTCTTCTATTAATTGGACCAACATTACTATCAATAACAATAGCTCCTGTAGAAGTACCTACTGGTATTGTTATTTCTGAAAGGTCTAATTCCTCTCTATAAATTCCTGGTGTTGAAAATCTTTCTGCCATTTTATAAGCTCCTTATTTATTATACTTAAATTCACTATTTCAACGAGCTCTAGCTCTTTAATTATTTATATTTATGGCAAAATTTAAATTCTGTTACACATATTTAATAAATTTTATACCAGACTCATCAAATTTACCTTGCCATTTTTTATCAATCCATAACTCACCAATATTCTTTGGTAAATCATCTATCTCTTTTAATGGATTTTTTGATATATCAAGACTAAAATTCTTAAAATCTTTAGGCAAACCTTTTAAAGATGTTATTTTATTATTTTTAAAATTAAAATTTGGATGACCTTCAACTTCAAAATTTGCGCTTGTTAATTTAAAGAAATAGTTTAAATTAGTTAAACTATTATTCTCCATTGATAACTGCATCTCAGACTCAACTGACATATTTAAACCTTTTAATGATGTTATTTTATTATTATCAACATAAATTTTATAATTATCTGTTGGTAAATATTTAAATGATGTTAATTTATTATTTGATGCTTCTATTAAACCCGCACCTTTAAAGTTTCTACTCTTAAAACTTGTTAAGCCGGTATCATAAACATCATCAGGCACTTTTTGATAATATTGCCTAATCTGTTCACCTGTTGCTTCCAACATAAATAATATACTTTCTAACATAATTATCTCCTATGTTAATATTTATATTATTCTACCAATTCTTCATCTCTACTATTATTAAACCAATAATATTCTTTATTATCAGAACATTTATGATAATATAAGACATCACCATCAGAACTAACTATCTTACCTAATATTATTATACTATTATCTTTTTTAATAGAATGAATACCACCAGTGAAGTCTTCTATGTATATCTTTCGATGACAGTTTGGACATAATCTGATTCGATTAAATGCTCTATCACTACCACCTTTTGATTTTGGTATAATATGGTGACTATCAAAAGAACCTAGTTCATCTGATTCATAATCACAATTTGGAAATTCACATTTATAATAACTCATAATTGTAATATAGTAAAAGTTTTGGATAAGTTTATTGGTAATTAGAATACATTAAAATCTGATTCTTGACCCATAAAATCTTCTATTGTATAATCTTGATTTTGTTGAACAGGTATATGATCATCAAATACAGCTATTGGACCATCATAGTCTTTTAACTTAAATTCATCATCAATAGTTTTAACAGCAATATCAACACCATCATATTGATCGGTAGTTAAAAAATATACTCCCCATAATAATGCCATTACACAATCATCATTACCTTTACCAGATGCTTTAAATATATCTGGTTTAATTTCTTCATATCTACTTAATTCTGATATGGTTGGTGAGTCACATATTTCTAACCAACCATTTTCTATATATCGTTTTAAATGCATGTTTGCTGCTAATTTAGAAGTTCTTGTTGCTCTAACACCTAAACCATGTTTATCTAAATTAACAATATTACCATAATCAAATTCATACCAAATTGTATCTGCTACTTGATTACCCATTCCAGCTTCATTATTTTCAATCATTAACATTGCTGAATTATAATATTTTGCGATACCTATTAACAACTGAGCAAATCTATGATAAGTTATTTCATTGTTTCTATATATAGCAACTTGCTTAACTTTATTATGTGCATCTATTCTTAAAACTTGAGCCACTGAATAATCAGATCCAATACCTTTTCCTGAATCTACACCTATAACATAACTAACACCTGGTACAGGTTTTTCATATAATGAGAAATGGTGATCATAACTATGGCTCTCTTCTGGCATTGGATCAATTGTTTCCATACGTTCCAACATCTCAGCATCAACCAATGTTTGAGATGATCCTAAGAACTTAGTTTCAAACTCAGCACGCCATTTTTTAAGACCTAAATCTCTAATAGTATCTATTTTAAATTGTTCATCATATCCAGGTACTTCGTTCCATCTAACTTTAATAGGTTTAAAACTATTTTTACCTCTAACAGCATTTTTCCAAATATGGTGAAAGTGATTCATTCCATTTGGTGTTGATACCGCAATAATTTGTGATTTCTTAGATGATGCAATTGTAGGATAAACTGAACCCATAAATTCATCAGCAATATTAGAAGGTACAAAAGCAAACTCATCTAAAAATAGAATATTAATAGAATCACCACGATTAGCAGTTGATGCTGTTGATGAAGATGAAATCTTTACATCATTATCTAAATGTATTTCAGTTTCATTCCATACTACAATACCTTTCTGTAACCAAATAGGTAAAAGTTTATAAGCTAACTTAACTCTTCTTAGAATCTTCTTTGCAGTCTTTTCTTTATTTGCTAATATAGCAATTTCTTTATCTTCATTAAATAACGCGTACCAAAGTAAGTATACTGTTGATATTGTAGATTTACCTGATTGTCTTGGTAATAAACAAATATGATGACGTTTTTCAGGATTAGGATATACAAAAGATTTTAACATCTTTTTTTGATAATCTCTTAGAGGTATTTTAATTTTACCTTCATCAAGACTAATTATATAAAAATATTTTTCAGCAAAATAAAGTATATCATTTTTACATCTAATATACTCTTCTATTAGATCTGGTGTCCATGGGTATTTTTCACCTGCACCTCGTAAATTTGAATCCTTATTATACATATTATTTAAATGTTATTGCTTTAATTATTTTCATCAAGTAAACTGAAATAACTACTAAGAAAAAGTTTTTACCCACTTTAGTTAATGATGCCATAAATTGTAATACTTCTCTTGAAAAGATTGTACTAAATAATTTTGAAAGATCCGCTTTAATTTCTTCAGTATTCATTTTTAGTTGTATAGCAAATTCTTGAAATAGAGGTGCCATAGTCGTATGAACTTCAGAAGACCAATAATCATTTTGTAAAAACTTTTTAAAATCAATAGTCCATTGTTCAATTACTTTCTTTTCATCAGCTAAACCTTTCTTATCTGCTGCTAAACGTTTTTTCTTAGCTGCTAGAGTTTCTTTAGTTTTTGGTATTTTACCAGGTACAAATGCATCAGGTCTAATTTGTTTCTGTACTACATTCTTAAAATCTTTTATACCAGATAAAGTATCATGTAGATAATTATAAGTATCTACATCAGGTATTGGATTTTCTTTTAAGAACGTTGTAAATAAAACTCTAAATTTAGACATTGTATATATTTTATTATGATCTGCTTTAAAATCCATTTTACCTAAAAGTTCTTCAATAGAATCTAATGAGGCTTTCTCCGGAACGATCTTTTTTAGAATAGGGTTGTTATATCTTAATATAGATGTGAAAATACCACCACCAGTTGAGCCCTTACCACCACCGCCGCCACCGCCACCTCTAAACACAGACGTAATACCATCTATAGCTGTAAGTATTTTACCAAGCATTTTAAGACTTTTTTTAGTTTCTTTTGTATTTAGTTTTCCTTTACCAATACCAATAGCTTTTAGTACTGACATAAAACTTATTTTACTAAAAACACCAGATTTTTTACCCTCAGCTTCAAGATCTGTTTTTTCTTCTTCTGTTGCATCTTCTTCAATCATCAACATTAAGTTTTCAAATTCTATCTTGTGTTCATATAATTCTTTAAATCCCATATTATCCTCTACAGTATTCTGAAACTGTGTTTTTAATCACTTTGTTAGTTTCATTTTTTAAATTGTAACCAGTCATTGCTTCGAACCATAAATGATTCTCTTTTGATTTTTTAGTACAAAGAGAAATAACTAATTCTTCTTCCATTTTATTTTCTACTATATCTACAAATTCAATAAACCAATCTGTTAATCTAAATCTAACTTCGTCTTTATCAATGTCACCAAAATATTTCTTATTATATAATTTTTCAAATGTACTATCAAATAAATCTTGATACTTATATTTTAATTCAAAAAAATTCTTAAAACCACTCATTTTATATCCCCTTCGTTTATATCAAAATCAGTACTAATTTCTTTTAAACTATTTTTACTTTCAACATTTTTAATCATATTACTAAGTTCACTACTATCCATCATCATTACTAATGTATTATTAGTTGTTGCAGGGTCAGTTGTTTTATTATTTAAAACTTTAACATCTATCTCTGTTTTACCAAGATCTCTTAATTCTTTCAAACTAGATAATCTCGAATTCATTAAAGTAGCATAAACTTCAAATGCTCTTGGTGGTGCACCAATCTGTAATGTCTCTTCTAATCGCTCTAATATATTTTTAGACGTTGCAATCATATCTTGTATTTCAGATCTAATTAACTCAGCATCTCGTAAAGTCATTTCACCAGTACTTTGTACTCTCTCAACAAGATCATTTTTCTTTTCTTCAAAATTTTCTTTATACTTATTCATATCATCAACAATATTATTGCTTGGATTATACTCAGTATCAAAGGCAGAATCTAATCCACCATGCCATTCATTACTCATAAATTACCTCAATTGCTAGCGCTAGTAAAAGCAGATGTAGAATTACCATCTATTAAACCAACATATGTACTAAATTCCCATTCATCTAATGGTGGAACTGCGGAAGTTTCATATGCACCAGATGTTTTATATATACTCACACTTATATCTTCAGTATCTTCATTTGAAATAGTAAAATAGTTAGTTTTAATTTCTTTAATGATTTTTTGATTTGAAATTGGTCTCATCAAATAACCACGACATGTAATTGGTATATCAGCATTAATATAACGTTTACTTTCTTCATCAATCTCAGCTAAAAAATCAGGAGATAAATCACCAATAGTAACTTGAATATCTCTTTCAATATTTAAAAATGAAAATTCTTTTATTCTTAAATATAAATCTGGATTAAAATATGGGTAGATCTGTTCAATTATTTGATAAAAATCATTTAATGAATTACATCTAATATGTAAAACAAATTCAAAGTCATAAGGTGTTGGTTGAACATCAGACCAAAAATTATCTAAATTTGATATATTTAAACTCTTGTCATAAAATGTTCTTAATTCGTCAGCACCATATACTCTATCCTCAGCATAATTCATTGATAACCATTCAACAGAAAATCTAGGAAATGTTAAATAATATGTATCACAATTCTCATGATCTTTCTGTTCCATATAGACAGCATCAGCTGGGCAAA